CAAGTTAAAGATACAATGAACAAACGATTTGTAAATCGTATTGATATCTTGGAATCGCCAGGAACTAAACCATACAAGTTTACAGATGCTAAAATTAAAAAAGCAAATTTAAACGAAGATATTACATTTATTACTGATAACTAAAAAAGTTCTTGACATTGGAAAAAATATTTTGTATTTTGACAAAGTTAAATGATATTTATTACTAGTAGAATAATTAACAATTAAAAATTTATTATGAAAACAGGTTATACACACAAACTATACGGAAGACGAATACTACATATAATGTCACCAGTCAGGTGGAAAGGTAGTAAACATATCGTTCACGCAGATTCAAACTACAAGGTAATGGCCAAAACTATTAAATGGCTACCTATGTGTCATCACACAATATTAACCCCTGAAAATCACACAATACCAGATTTAGGAGACAATGTAACATTAGTTCCATTTCCTTATGCTCAATCAGTATTGTTTAATCGTGGGTTCTTTCACGGAAGACACTTAGTCAAACATACAGATTGGAGAGCAAAAGATTTTGATTTTGTGTTCAATCATCAACCAGAATTATTATACAATGTTTATAATGCATTATTAACTGGTAGATATGGTATGTCAGTAGAGTCATTTAACTTTTTCCATTGGGTTGATTGTGCAAAGAGTAGACCAACTGGTGGCTATCCTGTTGGATTTTTTAGACAATTAGAAGCCATTGATTTATCTTATCGTTCTTACTTCCATTGTCCTGTTAGTTTAGATTATATGAAATCTAATTGGGATAAAAATAAACATACATCAAAAGGTGTTGATGAAGAAGTAATGAAAGAAAAAATAAATTACTTTCCATTAGGTGTTGGAGATTTACCTGACCCAGAACCATTTCCATTACCGGACAAAAAGATTTTAGTATTTAATCATAGGTGGAACAACACAACCGGTATAAAAAAATTAATTAAGTTTACAGAAGATTTAGATAGAGATGAGTGGTTAGTTTGGGTAACTGATGATGAAGCTAAAAAACCTAAAGCAGGTGCACCAGCACCAGATTGGATGATGGTTAAGAACTTACCAAGTGGCGGAAACTATCGTTATCTATTGGACAAATGTTTTGCAAGTTTATGTTTAGTAGATGATTATATGACTTGGAATTTATCAGTCCAAGATGCTATTAAAGTTGGTAGACCAAGTTTAACTTATAAACACGATACACACGAGCATGTATTGGGTAAAGATTATCCTTTATACTTTAAAGATAAAAAATCATTTAAAGAAATGTTAGACAATGTATCAGTTGGACAAACATTAGATTGGACTTTACCAGAACACGATAAACAATTTGAAGAAAATTTAGTTGGTGATTTAATTAGTGCACTAGATAGTAAAAAGAAACAAGTTAAGAATACAAAATCTGGTGTAGAGTGGTTGTATCACATTTTACAAGGAAACGGATATAAGAAAAATTTACTTCATAACTCACACCCAAATTTATTTTTAAGTAACTCTTGGGAGAAGATTAGATTGTGGTGTATGAGTAAAGGTGTATTAGATGACCCTACAAAAGAATTTACAAGACTATGGATACCTGATGAAAGACGAGATGAAATACAAAAGATAGTTGATGACGCAGGTGGTCTCGGGGAAAATGGTAAAAAATTAGAACATTCATTAAAAGACCCGACTTTTAATGATAAAGAAAACCAATGGTGGTAAAATGAGAGAACTTACAGCAGAACAAATACAACAGAATTATGATTCATTAATTAATACAATCCAACTTCACATTACTGGTGATAGGAAAGAAAAAGTATTAAAGATGTATGATGATATGAAAGATAGATTTATGATGGCTCCCGCAAGTGCTAAAGAACACTATCATAACGCAATGTTAGGTGGTTATGTAGACCATATATTAAGAGTGGTAGATTTTTCATTAAAAGTGAAAGAGTTGTGGGAACAAAGTAATTGTAAAATAGATTTTACAGATGAAGAATTAGTATTTTCAGCTCTACATCACGACTTAGGTAAAGTTGGTGATTTACAACACGACTATTATATTCCACAAGACAACGAGTGGAGAAGAAAGAATATGGGGGAAATATTTACACACAATCCAAAGTGTGAATATATGTCAGTAACAGATAGAGCTTTCTTTTTACTACAACATTATAATATACCAATTACTAAAAAAGAATTTATCGGAATCAGATTAACAGACGGAATGTATGAAGAAGCAAATAAAAATTATTTAGTAGCGTATAAATCAGAGTTTCAACTTCGTTCTACAATACAATATATTCTTCATCAAGCTGATATGATGGCCGCTCAGATAGAGGGTCGTTTAACAAAAGAATCAATTGAAAAAGAAGAAACAGAAACATTTGAAAAAATAAAAAACATCAAAGAAGTTTTAGGTAGTAATGATAAACCAGTAGAACTACAAGATAAACCTGGTAAAATATCTAATGACTTATTTGATGAATTATTTGGAGATAAAAAATGATATTAGAAATAACATTAGGATTTTTTGTAATACTTTCAGTATCATTAATTTATGCAGTTTATAACTTATTGGTTAAACAAGAACAACTTGAGGATTGGGTTGAAGATTATATTGATAAGATTAATGAAGTAAATACAAATATTAGAAAGATTGATTACAAAGGATACTTTGAAGTTGATGATGAGGTGGGTCAAGTGTTTGAACAAATAAAACAAGAAGTTCAATCACTTGAGGAATTAACAGAAATTACTGAGGAGAACTAAATGGGCCGTAAGAGAAAAAATTATTACTTTACAGATGTAACAGAAAAAGCAATTATTCGTTATAACAACGAAGAAAGACCTGCTATGAGAAATAGAATATACAACGACCACATAAAAGATGCTTTTGATAAATTATGTGAAAACATAATTCACACATTTAAGTTTTATTATTTTGATGTTTCATCAGAAGAAGTTAAAAATGAAGTAGTAAGTTTTTTAGTTATGAATATGCATAAGTTTACATCAGGTAAAGGAAAAGCATTTTCATATTTTAGTATCGTGGCTAAAAATTATTTAATCCTACATAACAACAACAATTATAAAAAAATGAAAACACACGACAAGATTGATGTTATGGATTGGGATAGAAGTATTCAAACAGAGATTTCTCAAAAAAATACAAACCAAGAGTTCAATGAGTTTGTTCAACAGATGTTAGAGTATTGGGATAACAATATGAATGTAATATTTAGACGACAAAAAGATGTAAGAGTTGCTGATGCAGTATTACATATTTTTAGAATCAAAGGTAATATAGAATTGTTTAATAAAAAAGCTCTATACATCTTAATTAGAGAAATGACACAATCAAACACACAACACATTACACGAGTTATCAATGTAATGAAAAAGTATCAGAAAGGTATTTACAAGGAATTTCAAGTAAATGGATTCATTGACACAAAGACCACTGGGTCTTTTGTTATTCATAACTAATAAATATAGATAGTTATTTAGGATTACCCCGCGTATGTGGGGTATATTTGTTCACAATACGGAGGAAACAAACTATGAAAGACATCATTAAATTAATAAAGGGATATGTAGACGACTTAATGTCAGTTCTTATTTCTCTTATTGGCCTGGGTGCCGTTGCAGGAATTATATTCCAAGGCGGATTATTTGGGTTAGATGTTATAGCTAATTTAATGTCACTTGTTAATATGTTTGGTGAAAGCGGTTTTGCTGGTTTCATCACATTAGTGATATTATTAGGTCTAATTCGTAAGTAGGAACGCGAAATAATAAGTAATATTTCCTACATATTACTTAAACTGAAAAGGGGGACAAAGTATTAATTTATTTTGTTCCCTTTTTTTGTTTCCATATATTTATAGTTAAAGGATTATATTATGTCAAACGATTATGAAATATTTAAAGGAAAGTCATTATCGTCGTTGTTTCAAGATATTTACGAAAATCAAAACTACAACAGAAAACAATTAGATGTCTTAACTAAGAACATTACTTCTATGATTAAAGACGGAGATACAGCTGTTCAGATAGTTCCAATGATTAAAGAGTATTTAGAAATCAATGTTCGTAATGATGAGTTATTAGTAAAGTTAGCTAACATTGTTCAGAAAATTATTTCTGCAGAAAGTAAGGGTGAAGCAGAAAGTGAATTTGGTTTATCTGAAATAGAAAAACAAGATATTATGAACACTATATTAGAACACGATACAAAAGATTTGCAAGAAACATCTGATAAAATTAGAAAAGATATAGAATCTAAACAATAAAATGGCCGAAAGAAGAAAAACCAAATCATCAAACATAACAAGTTTTGGTAATTCACAAGTTCAAAGAATTCACTCTGATATTCATAGAATAATGGATTCAAGAGAATATGATTTTTATGAACTTGAACCACTAGAAGTAAAAGAAGTTTTACTAGATAAAAATAAACTTCCAAAAAAATCTAATGGAAAACCAAACTACAAATATTACGGAGCTATAAAAGGAAGTTGGTGTAACAATAAAGACCAACAAATTTTAGGTGATGGTGTCCACATACTGCCAATAGATACACAAATAAAAAGATATCCTGTTGTTGGTGAAAATGTTGTATGTGTAAATTATTTTGGACAAACTTATTATAGTGATATTATCAATATAAAAAACAATCCAAACAATAATATTAAAACAGGACTAAGTGATAGAAACAACACAAAAATTTCTATACAAACAACAGATGAAGATTTTAGATATCAAAGAAACATAGAAGCTAATCGTGGTGATTTAGTTTTAACTGGTAGATATGCTAGTTCTATAAAAATTGGTGAAAACGATTTAGTTCCAAGTGTTCAAATAGTAGCCGGACACAACACCGAAGAACTTGAAGTAAATGAACCAGTAAAACACGATTTAGAAAAAGATGAAGCTTCAATATATGTTCAAGGTAGAGGTAGTAGTCAAGAAATAAAAAATCCAAATCCAGATTTAAGTGATATTTATACTAAAGGTTCAGTAATTGTATTGGATGCTGATTATATTGTTTTAAACGCCAAACAAGTTCTTAGACAACAATCAGGAGAACTTAATGAAGTTATTGGTAAAAATGTTGAAATAAAACACAATCAAAAAGACGGAACAATATTTACTGGTGAAACCAAAAAGATTTTAGATAATTTAAGAAATGGTCCTGTTGTAGCTATTAAAAATGAAATTCAAAGGTGTATTGAAGAAATTAAAAAACTTGGTAATGTTCCACAAAGAGAATTTGAAGAACTAAGACAATTACAACAAAAGTTAAACAATATAAAAATTGACCCAAGTAAAACTTTAAGTCAAGTAACAAATTTAAATCCTACACTTAAAAACAAAGAGTTTATAAAATTAGAAAATGAATATAAAGAAGCTCAAGTAGGATTAGAAAAAGCAACACCGAACATTGCAACAGACCCAGTTGGTTTTGCAGTAGCACTTGGTAAACTTACAAAAGTAATTAGTAAATTTGCAAGAGGAGATTTTTTAAGGTTTGATATTATAACAGATTAGGAGTAAAAATGAAATCGAATAAATTAGTATCATTAATAAAAGAAGTTGTCAAACAAGAGGTTAAAAAACAGATAACCGATATACTTATTAGTGAAACAAATATTCCCAAAGAAACCCCAGTAGTTAAGAAGAAAAAAGTTAAAGAACAGAAGTTTACAGACAATTCAGTTCTTAATAAAATTCTAAACGAAACTGCTCAACAAAAAGAAGAATACCCAACATTAGGCGGGGGAACTTTTGATTCAAGTCGTATGACCGAGATGTTAGGATACGGCAGTGGTTTAGGGAATAAAGAAGTTAAACGAGAAGTAGCGGCCGCAAGCACATTACAAAGTGCCGGTATGAATCCAGATGACGCTCCAGAGCACTTAAAGAACGCTTTGACAAGAGACTATTCTGGTTTAATAAAAGCTATTGATAAGAAAAAAGGTAAATAATGGCAAGTGCAAGAGAAAATGATTTAAACCCAGATATTCGTATCGGTTTAAAACTGCCTTTCAACAGAGGAAAATCAGGTTTATTTCCACAAACGGAAACAACATTAGAACAAGCTGGTTCTAATATAAAAAACCTTTTATTAACTGCTAAAGGTGAACGAATAATGCAACCTAACTTCGGCTCTCGTTTAAGAGATTTATTATTTGAACAATACACAGAAGATTTAACTGAAAGAATAAAACAAGAAATACAAGAAGCAATGTCTACTTGGTTACCATACATTGATATAGCAAAAGTTGATGTGATTCAAAACGAAACTAATCCAACAGAAACAAAAGTAGATATTGATTTTTCTTTAAATTATGAACCAAATAGATTTAATTCTATCACATTAAATTTTGACACTACATCAGAGTCAACAACAACTAGTGGTGGAACATATTAGGAGTAAGTAATGGCATACAGAAGTAATAAAACTGGAAAAGTAAATAAAGAAGTGAGGTATTTAAATAAAGACTTCTCTCAAATTAGAAATAACTTGATTGAGTTTTCAAAACAATATTATCCAAACACTTACAAAGATTTTAACGAATCATCACCTGGTATGATGTTTATTGAAATGGCATCTTATGTTGGTGATGTTATGTCATATTATGTTGATTCACAATTCAAAGAATCTTTATTAGGATATTCAGAAGAATTAAGAACACTTTATGCAATGGCTCAAACATTTGGATATAAACCAAGATTGACAGCTCCTTCACAAGTAACACTAGATATATTTCAATTAGTTCCAGCAAAAGGAACAGCATCTAGTATAGAACCTGATTATGATTATGCATTAAATATTCCAGTAGGAGCTCGTGTTGAAACATCAGACGGAGTAACTTTCAGAACAATACAAGGTTGTGATTTTAGATACAACAACACAACTTCTTCACCAAGAGTTACTACGGTATTTGAAACCGATAGTAATGATTCACCAACATTTTATTTGTTAAAAAAACAAGTTCAAGCACAAAGTGGTGCTATTACAAGTGAAGATTTTACTTTTACAGGTGCTAAAAAATATTCAAGAATTAAATTATCAAACACTAATATTATAGACATCATAAGTGTAGTAGATTCAGACGGAAACAATTGGAACGAAGTTGATTCTTTAGCACAAGATACAGTATTTGATGAAGTAGAAAATAATTCAAACAATGACCCAGGATTAGCACAATACTCAGATGATGTTCCTTATCTATTAAAATTAAAAAGAGTATCAAGAAGATTTACAACTTACAGAAGACCAGATGGAAAAACAGAATTACGATTTGGAGCCGGAGTTAGTGATAATGCAGATGAAGACATTATACCAAATCCCGATAATGTTGGTTCTAATCTACCAGATAGTCCTTCAAAAATTTATGAAACATTTGACCCAAGTAATTTTTTAAAAACAAAAACTTACGGGTTAGCACCTTCCAACACAACACTATCAATTACTTATCAATATGGTGGTGGTATTCAAGACAATGTTGGTGTTGATGAAATCAATAAGATTGCTGGTATCACATTAGAAATAGACTCTACTAACTTAAGTCAATCAACATTAGACACCGTAAAACAATCAGTTAGAATTTCTAATCCAGAAGCATCGTCAGGTGGTCTTGGTGCAGAAAGTGTTGATGAGTTGAGAGAAAATATTAAAGCTTATTTCCAAGCTCAAGGTAGAGCAGTTACTAAAGAAGATTATATCATTAGAACTTATGCATTACCTGACAAATATGGTAACATCGCAAAAGCTTATATAGTTCAAGATGACCAACTAAGTGGAACACCACAATCAAGTTATCAAATAACACAAGAAGATGTTGGTAAACAACTTTCAGAAATACAAAACAGAATACCTAATCCATTAGCGTTAAACCTATATGTATTGGGATATAACTCTAATAGAAAGTTATCACTTGTAAATGATGCAGTAAAACAAAATTTAAAAACTTACTTAACAAGATTTAGACCAATTACTGACGCAGTAAATATTAAAAACGGATACATAATTAACATAGGTGTTCAATATAAAATTATTACTAAATCAAACTTCTCACAAGAACAAGTTCTTGGTTTAGCAAACGAAAGAGTATCAGAATTTTTTAATATTGATAATTGGCAAATAAATCAACCAATAGTATTAAGTGATTTAGGATATGAAATATCATTAGTAGATGGTGTAGCTTCAGTAACTGATATTAAAATAGTAAATAAATTTGAAACATCAGAAGGATATAGTGGTAATGGATATGATGTTGATACAGCCCTAAAAAATGGGATTCTATATCCATCATTAGACCCAAGTATATTTGAACTTAAGTTTCCACTAAAAGATATTCGTGGGGAAGTCGTTGGAACAAACACTAATCAAGGAGGATACTAATAATGCATTTCTTTTCATTTGCAGAAAAAGATTCAACACTATACGAAGGTAGTGCTACTCAAAGTAGAAATACTGGGTTAGATGAAATATTAGAAGTTCGTAAAGATATGAACGCCGATGGTTCGGTTGTAAATGTTTCAAGAGCTTTAATAAAGTTTGATTTAGCAGATATATCGTCATCAATTGTAGCAGGAATTATTCCTGAAAATGCAAGATATTATTTAAATTTATATGACGCTAACTCAAAAGAATTAACAACAAGTCAATCATTATTTGCTTATCCAGTAAGTCAGTCTTGGGTTCAAGGTGATGGTAGATTCTTCGACCAACCAGCAACTACTGATGGTTGTTCTTGGAGATATCGTGACGGAGAAACAACTGGAACACAATGGGTTAGTGGTTCAAACAATACTGGTGGAACTTGGTTTAATCAGTATGAAGCATCACAATCGTTTAATCACGAAACAACTGATATGAGAATGGATGTAACTGACATCACTAAACTATGGTTAAGTGGTTCTATAGCAAACGAAGGATTTATGGTAAAACGCTCTGGTAGTGTAGGTAATACATCATCTTCATTAGACGAGGGAAGTACGAATAGACTTGGACATTTTGCATTCTTTTCAAGAGACACACATACAATTTATCCACCAAAGTTAGAAGTAGAATATGATGATTCAGTATTTAATACTGGTTCACTATCTACATTGGACGCAGATGATATTGATGAAGTTATGGTTTATATGTCAGGTTTAAGAGAAGAATATAAAGAAAAATCAAAAGTTAAATTTAGAGTATATGGTCGTGAAAGATTTCCAACAAGAACTTATTCAACAAGTTCACAAAATTTAACTGTGAAATTTATTCCAAGCCAAAGTCAATATTCAGTTAGAGATGCTTTGACAGAAGATGTTATTATTCCATTTTCAACAGGTTCTTACTTAAGTTGTGATGGAACTGGAAACTTTTTCAGATTAGATTTAAACGCATTTCAACCAGAAAGACATTATCGTTTTCTTTACAAGGTAGTTAGTGGTAGTGGAAACACAAGAGTAGAACATATTGTAGACAATGACCACATATTTAAAGTAACGAGGTAAACAAGTGCCTTACACACGAGAAGAATTAGAAAACTATCAATGGTATCAAGATAGAAAAAAAGCCAGACAAGATGAATATAATTTATATCTTGATGAAGCTCAACAAGACCAAATTGATAATGAAATAAGAAATCATATAATTGACGAAAACGGGACTTTGTTAAGTTTCGAAAATATTAATGATGAAGTTAGATTAAAAGAACCATTTAAAAGAGCTGGATTAGATAGAGAAGACCAATATATTATCAAACCAAATCAATATCCAGTTTATTCATCTGGTGAAAAATTTAATTTAACAATTGATACAAGAATAGATGAGTTAGTAAATCAACCAACATCATTACCTACCATTAGATTAGCTAATCAACCACAAGACAATGTATTAGAACCAAGATTATTTCAAAATGTAGATAATGATGGAACAATAGTAACACCAACACTATTAACACCATCAAGAAAAACTCCAGATGAAAGAACTAACGGATACACAATTGATTTAGTTAATGGTGATATAATAGCACCAAATGGTTGGAATGAAGTTTTAGTCAGTACCGACGAAGAGAAAATTGATAATTATTTACAAGTTTATTATTTAGAAAATAATGTTAGAAGACAATTTCCAACACAAGAAATTCTTAATTCTTATGTGGGAACACTTTTGTCTTCATACATTGAATTAGAAATTTTAGTAGTTGAAAGAGAAGATTTAGATTCTATTCCATTAGGTTCACCAATGATTTATAATGCAGGTTAATTATGGCACACTTTTTAAATAAAAAATATAAAACAAATATATCAGATACAGATTATGATATAATTTCTCTTGGTAGAAAGACTACGCTTGGAAAAAAAGAAGGAACAGAATTTGGTAAATCATCAAGAGATTATATTGAAATGAACATTTTTAACACCAACGGAACATTATTGGATTCTATAAGGCTTAATGAAATAAATAAATACATTGATAAAAGTGGTGAGTTTAAAATAAATCCAGGAATAATAATGAGAAGAAATGGTTATTTTTCAGGAGATTATGAAATACAATTTAATTTTTTAAGAGAGGTAGCCGGAAGTAGTGAATCAGTTTTAGTAAATCAAAATAACGAAATTTATACTGGTGAGTATGATGTATTGATTGATGGTAGTGTTGTTGAAAGAACAACAGGAAAACCACTACGAGAAATAGACTATAAATACTATGTTCACCAAATATCAAATAGTAAAAAGGAAATAAGATTAGCAACTTTACCGATAAAAAATGAAGAATATAAAAAACAATTCAATTCCCTAACAGAACAAGAAATTGTAACTTATGCTAATACAACTGAAGATATAGTAAACTTTGATAATCCAAATTCAAATTATTCAAATCAATTTACACTTGGAACTGATAGTTCTATTCAATTAGACAATAGTATGATTGGTGGTAATTTTGTTATCAATGATGCGTTTGAAATTATGGATTTAGAATCTTTATCAGTAGAAAATGATGGATTCCAAATAACAATAGGTAATAAGGGAGCAAATACAAACTATGGGCCTGGTGGTGGAGCGTATATTAATCGTGGAGACCAAGAAGGGTCAAACGATATTAATTTTATAGATACTTTCAATGAATTAGGAATTGATTCGAGTCAAAGTAATAATGAAAAACTTAGAGATATAGCACTAGAAGTTAAAGAAGATAGTGGACTTAAACTTTTTGACGGAGCTTTTATAATGGGTTATAAGACAGCTAATGTAGTTGGTTTTCCATTTAAAATAAATACAACAATATCAGATTTGGATAAAATAAAATTTTTACAACCAGAACTTTTAGTTAAATTATATGGTATTGATTTAGTAAGTAATGATAAGTTTGTATCAGAGTCAAAACAAAAATTTAATGGTAATGGAACAACAGGAACAATACCAATCCCAACTGACCACAAAAGATTTGGTGGACTATATAGTGTAGAATTTAATTTAAATTTTAACTTGAATAACACAAAAAGAGGATTTACTATTTACAGACCAAACTTGTTTACAGTAATACCAGATTATAATGTATCAGAGGGTTCTGAAAACTTAAAATTTGCAGAACAATTTGTAAGACAAGGAATTAACTTCTAATGCAACTTAAACTAACATATGGAGAAAATTTTTCAATTGTAAATGGATTACAAACATTTGTCGTTAGTGATTCAGTTAAAAAAGGAACTATTGAAGTAGAAACAACCGAAAATGATTCTGGAATACAAATAACGAATTATCAATTTCTTCTTTCATACAATGGTCAAACTTTTCGTCCATCACCACCAAGTAGTAATTCAAAACTAACACTAGACTTCGAGAATTATACTGGTAATTGGAATGTTGTAGCTAGAGTATTCACTAGAGAACAATCTGGACCAGATTCGACTGAAGAAGTGGTATATGAAATTCCTGGTAATTGGAAAGTTATTAATAGTAGTGGTGGAACTGGAACTGGTGGTGGAAGTACTGGTGGTAGTTCATCTATCCCAAAAAAAATATATCAAAGATTTGTTTCAAAAATTACAAATGTAGATGTTGAACAAGGTATCATAACTACACAAGATGCTTTAAAAGATAAACTTGATGATAATTTAAATCCAAAAACATATGACCAAAGTATTAATTGGGCTATTAAATATAATAATTTTGATTATAAAAAACTAAACACACTAATTGATTTTGGAAATAATCAAAAATCAGTAATTGTAAATTCACAAACTGATGTTGATAGTGTAAAAATAGCACCACACTCGGTAGTTTTAAAAACTTATGATGAAGTTCCAAATAATGTTCAAGTAAAACAAAATGTTCATATTGTTCAAGAAATGTCTGAACCAATTAGAGAAACTATAAGACTATATCCATTTGAAGATGCTGAATTAGGAGACCCTATACTAAGACAACCAACAGAACAATCGATAGACTATATTAACAATTCTAAAACAGGACAAAAAAGTTTAGAAGACATTTATACTAATAATAATTTTTTATCAAGTTCTTTATTTAATGAATTACAAAGTGGTAGTAACTCAGTAAAAATAAATGTTGACTATAATGAATATAAAAACTTTTCAACATTTGGTTCGGTAGAAAAAAGACTACAAAACTTTAGAACAAAATTGCAACAATATGAAGCATACTCATTAGAAAGTGCATCTTTCGCAGTAAAAGCTACAACAACATCATCAGTATATGATTCAGTAATAGCCAAAAATGAAGAATTAAAAAATGGTATTGTAAATAACTTTGACCATTACGAAAAGTATTTATTTTATGAAAGCTCATCAGCCAATACAAGTTCATTTGGGTTAGAATTTGACACAAGTTGGCCAAAGACAAATTCTTCTAAACCATATACACTAGTAGATGTAACAGCATCAGCCGCTACAACTTGGTATAATAACAATATAACTTCCGCTTCTATCTATGACCAAAACAATCCAAATCGTTTAGTCAATTTAATTCCAGAGCACATTATAAGAGATTCTGAAAATCAACCATTTTTAGATTTCTTAGATATGGTTGGACATTACTTTGACAACTTTTTAATTTACATTAAAGCATTTGAAGACACTTATGATAGACGAGAAAAATTAACAGAAGGATTATCAAAAGATTTAGTTTGGACTATATCAGATGCATTCGGTTGGAAACAACCATCAGGTAAAGAACTAGTAGAACTACATAGATACATAAAAGGATACCAATTAAGTGGTTCAGCAACTTCATCAACATATGAAGTTTACTCAACGGAATCAGAAAAAGATATTGAAAGAGAAATATGGGGTCGTGTGTTATCGAGTATGCCTTATATTTTAAAAAGAAAAGGAACAAAAGAGTCAATTCAAGCTCTTGTTAATGCGTATGGTATTCCACCAACAATATTAAGAATTAATGAGTATGGTGGACCAGATGTAAAAGAATATCAACCAACATTTGATATTAGACAAAGATTCACAAGAGCGTTAGACTTTAAAAATAGTCAATATATTCAAACACAATGGAAAGAAGCATCGGGTAGTTTAAGAACACCAGATACTATTGAATTTAGATTTAGAGCCGCTTCAAGTTCTAATCAAGTATTGGTAGCCAAAGACCAAAAATTTGCAGTTAGATTGATTGACGAAGGTTCAACAACAGACAATAAAGGTAAAGTAGAATTTTTATTATCAAGTTCTTTTGGGACTGAAAGTGTAACTTCATCTTTGTTCCCGGTATTTAACAATGAATTTTGGTCAGTAGGTATTACAAGAGAATTAAGTAGTGGATACGACCAAGAAGTAAAAAATGAATTTGAAACAACATCAAGTTTAAAATATAATTTATTTGTAAAACAATATGAATCTGGTAGAAGTAAAATTCTTTATGATTCATCAACTTCAATGACACTTAGTGGTTCAACCACAGGAACAGGATTAACTTCATCACTACATAACGGACAATGGACTGCAAGTGGTGATATATTCTTTGGGTCAACTGGTTCATTTGGTGATTTAGGTGGAGAGTTTACAGGTTCATTACAAGAGATAAGATACTTTAATGCACCACTAACAGAATCAGCATTTAACAATCACACAGCCGCTCCAAAAGCAATAAATGGTAATCACACATCAGCATCATTTACAGATTTAGTATTTAGATTGAGATTAGATGATAATAAAAATCTATCAACATCATCAGATTTAAGTAATATAGCACCAGACCAAAAATTATTTGCTAATTCAGACGGAGCGTTTGAATCTGGTAGTGCAGTTGGATTTACAGCAAATACATTTAGTAATGTAGAACAAGAAGAAAAATCTCTTACACCAAATATAGGATATAAACTATCAAATTCAAAAGTTCGTATAGAAAGAAATTGGATAAATAGTGGTTCTGGATTATCGGTTGATTATAGAACAGAACAAAGTTCATATGATACAGCACCAATTGATTCAAATAAGGTCGGTGTGTTCTTCTCACCAACAGATGTTATTAACAGAGATATAATTGAATCAGTAGCAGACATAGACATTGACAAAGAGATTGGAGACCCGAGAGATGAACAAGAATTATTTTATAGAGGTTTAAGAGAACTAGCCGAATCTTATTTCCAAAAATATACAAAAACAAATAATTTTTGGGAATATATAAGGTTAATAAAATTTTATGACCAAGCAATATTTGAACAAATTAAAAAAGTAATTCCAGCAAGAACCAAGTTTAATTTTGGTTTATTAATCGAACCTACTATATTAGAAAGACCAAAAGAAATAATAGGTAAGACACCAAGTATTGAAAGTTTATTACGAGAGGGAGAAATAAATGTAGGTTTATTAGAAGCAACACAATCACTCCGTAGAGCAATAATATCTGCTTCTGGTTCAACAAATGATTATACTGGTGTGGTATCAGAGAGTTTATTCCAAGAACCTTCATTTTATTTGATTGGAAGTGCGTCATTATCATCATCATTAAATAGTAGTAGATACAAAGACTCTTTTGTAAGAAGTTATGCAACAGGTTCTATTACAGAAGGAGTGAAAGTTCCTGATGTATTGTTCAATGAAGCATTATCACCATTTATTTCATCATCAAGATTAAGTGATAGATTTGAAGTAAGAGATATATTTTATACTGGTTCAGGTGCTGTCGGAGAACCTTTAACTACAAGTTTAAGTCAACAGATTTATGCACAATATTCAAGTTCTGCACTTCACGCGTATTCATCATCATTTAAAAAGGCTGAATACCAACCACCTTCAGATTATTTGAGTGGATATAGAAAAATTCATTTTGAGGGGGTAAAAAATACGATTGAAACTACAATAGATGGGGAACTTCCATTTATTGTATCAGCAACATCACAGACAGCCGTAGTCACTAAACAGACTAGTACTGGTAAAAGACTTGAGGTAGTAAAAAATAATTAATTTAACTAAAAATTTTGTTTTCATATATTTATAATTGACACCGAAGTAGTTTCAAAATGAAATCAAAATTTAATCACAATTAGGAGTAAAAATGGGAGTTTTAGATAACACAACCATAACAGTAGATGCTATATTAACGAAAAAAGGTCGTGAGTTATTAGCACAAGGAGAAGGAAAATTTAAAATTACAAAGTTTGCATTAGCAGATGATGAGATTGATTACGGATTGTATGATATCACACACCCTAATGGTTCAAACTTTTATGGACAAGCGATAGAGAGTATGAATCTTCTAGAAGCTATTCCAAATCAAACTTTAGCAGTTAAATACTTTTTAAATAATAATGTAAATCAAACTAGTGGAACAGCACCAATAATAACACTTACAGGAGCTTCTACTATCCAAGCAGGAAAATCAAGTGTATACACAGCAGAAACTGATAATGCTGCAGGAGAGTTATATGAATTTGTATTAGGTTCAATTCAATATGCTACTATCGTAACAACTTCCCAAGAAAATCGTTCAGTTCCACAAGTAGAACAAGAAACAGGTTTTCCAGGTGATGGTCTAGGTGGAGGTGGTGGATATACTGGTGGTGGTACAGGAGGAAATCCAACAGGAACAACAAGTACAATAGGAACATCAGTTACTATTAAATGTAGACCTACCGCAATTCTTGGAAGTCAAGACAGACAAGTAGTTTTAACTGCTAGAGGTCTTCAGACTGGTAAATTAGATAGTTTAACAATTAACTTAACAAGAACTTAGGGGGGTAAATAATGAGTTATCAAAAACCATTAGTGGAAGAAAATGATATCGTAAGAGAGGTGAACCAAACAGTTTCTTCGGGAATATGGTCAAGTGGAGTATCAACTCTTACTAATGTTTATACATCTTCAGTACAGTCTAGTTCAAATGGACAATATTACTTACAATTATTCAACACAGATGTTTCTGGTTCTACATCAGAAAAACAATTTTCAGTTTTATATGGACACAAAGGTGGTAGTGGTTCATTAGGAAAAGCTGGTGTTGATGGTAATAGAGAAACAGCAACTGTTTATGGACAGATGTTAAATTTAACCCAACCACCTGAAACAGAATTATTTACTTTTGAACAAGGAACAGATGTTACTAAACAACATATATACGCTTTATCAATTGACAGAAATCGTATGAGAGAAAAAGTTGACCCTGGAAATTGGGAACTAAATTTGAGTGGTCATAAGTCAACAATAAAAGTTAAATTGATTGATGATAGTTCAACAAATACGAACCCTATAAACTCAGCTGGAGTAACAGAATATAATATTGTTTCTGGTTCTATACAAGGTGGTTCAACAACAATTGATACAGCCGCTTCATCTGAAGGAGCTGAAAGTGGTTCTTATGGTAAGTTTTATCCAGACTTTGGATTACTTATCCTAAGTGCTCATAGATTACAATCTACACAACTTGGAAGTGTAGCTGATGTTCATACATTATCAGTTCCACAACAAGACCCTTTATTTTATCTAGCGAACAAAACAGGTTCAAATGTAATAAATTCAAGAATATCGCATAGTTTACATAGAATGGTTGAAGCTATAGATTCTGGTTCATTGTTCCAAGCTCGTAGAGAAGAAACAATTAGTTCAACACATTACTTTTGTAGAGTTGGAAATAGTGAATTTAATTCAAGCACAAATCCAACTTATGTGTCAAGTTCTGGTGATATAAAAATTGAAGCATTTAAAAATGACCCGAAAACTTATATTACAACTGTAGCACTTTATGGTGAAGAAACAGCAGAACCTTTAGCTATTGCAAAACTAAGTCAACCAATTTTAAAATCAAGAAGTAGAGAAGCACTTATTAAAGTTAAGTTAGACTTTTAATTAGGTTATACAAATGGGTATTTACAAAAATATAAACCCGGAAGATGTATCACTTAGGTCATTTGAAGTCCATAAAGAATTTACATTCACAAATAACGACAGTGGTAGTGGAGTTTATGGAATTCGTGCAAGAAGTGGAAGTATTTACAATTTCCAAAATTCAACAGCAAATTCACAAAGTTTTGGGGTATACAATTCTCTCTCATCTTCAATGGGAAAAAATCCATATTGGGCAACATTTTATGAATCACCAATATATTTCACAATAAACAATATGTTCTATCGTGATGTCAATGTTATAGATAGTAGTGAAGTTGATTTAACACACTGGGAAAAAACACATTCACCAGTTAAAGCAATAGTATCATCATCTTTATCAGATTTCCCTAATAGATTTACATATAACTTTTCATCAAGAATATTACACAAATCAGCTTCAATCATTAGTATTCCAAGACAATTTTATGGTGAAAAAATAAAACCAAAATCGGTTACTATCACAGATAATAGTACAGATATAACTTATACATTAAAAGATGATGGACTAGGAAATCTATACGACAACAACTATTCATCATCTTTCGCAGTAGCATCAGAATCGTTTAAAGCTGATGGTGGTGGACAAACGACTGGTAGTATTATAGGTAATGTTATGTATAGTTACGGATTGATTGTTATAACCGATACTGGTTCTTATTATAATATAGGTAATACGGGTGGTGATGATGGTTGGGATATAACTTTTAAATCAACAAGAACAATTTATGAAAGAGAAATTCAATGTAATGTTGGAAGGGGTGAATTTGCCAATAGTTCAAATATTACATTAACACCAGGAAATAGTGGTAGTTTTGGTGTTCCAACTAATTTATTTCCAGAAGACGAAACTTATTCAATAGAACATTTAAATTTACCAGTTATATGGCCAGCAAGTTCTTCGTATAGTGACGAGGGATACACCGGAACTGGTTCTTTGTTAGATATAGCGACAGGTTCAAATTTCGCACCATATATTACAACCATAGCACTTTATGACGACCACAATGATTTATTAGCTATGGGTAAATTAGCCAAACCAATCAAAAACGACAAAGAGTTAGACATAAGTTTTGTTGTTAGATTTGATACATAATAAATAAAAATTTTATATTTATAAGTGTAGATATGCCAAATAGAAAAGCAAAAGATAGAAAAGAAAAAAGACGAAAACTCAATGAAAAATGGGCTAAAGAAGGTAGAACTGCAAACCAACATAAAAAATATAAAGCCAAATTAAAAAAATTAGGTATCAATCCAAATCAAATGG